ACTCTGTAAGAAACTGTACAAGCGCTATGCTAGTGAATGTCCGTTCTCCACTAATCGGCAACCCAACAGTTGCAGAGAGAAGATTCAGTATTGGCTTCCATGACGAACCAACAAAGGACAGATTCGTGCTTATTCCTAAGCAAGATGTTGCCTTCGCAGTTCGCTATGATGAGGCAATATGCACCATTCACGGATTAGCAACTCTTTGAGGCTGATTAACTAACCTTTTAACAAAGGCGATAGCGTAAGCCATAGCCCTCAAGAGAGGGGGCTAAGGCTCAACCGTTAAAGCCCATCTTGACAAGGGATATGTTATGAGCGCAATAGATTACTGCACAGTGACAGAGGTTAGAACTTATTCGGGTCTAATTGATGGTAATAACATCGGACCAACTGATGCTGAATTGGCTACAATGATAACCAATGCTTCACGCTTGGTTGATATGTATGCAGGTCGGCAGTTAGCAGGTGTTGTTAGCCATGTCGAATATCATGATTCAACATACAGGATGAGGCACATTACTCTAAAAAATAGACCCGTCGCTTCTATTACCTCTGTTGAAGAAACTAAATCTGATGGTTCGACTACTGTTCTTGAAGAAGGAAGAAAAAGAGATGGAACAGATGACTGGTGGTTGGATGATGCGGAAGCCGGAGTTATTAGATTCCATAACCTCGTCGGACTAAATGCTATTCAACTATTCAAAATAACTTACACATCAGGAATTGCCACTGCCCCAATCGAGGCGAAAATGGCTACAATTCTCTTAGTTGTTAGACAGGCGGCAAGAGCGAGTTTGAATGATGAGAACTCGGCTGAAAGAATCAAACAATTTTGGCGACCATTACTAGACTCAACGGAGAAAGAATACAAAGAATACTTGGAGAAAGTCAAGGCTAATTCTTTCATGGCCGTAGCAGTCTTTGGTAATGGCGGTGCATGATATGCCCGCTACAAATAATGAGCCTACACTTAGCCCAAAGGCTCTTACCAAAGTTATCTTAGAATCAGGGCTTGCTGCTAAACTCACGGCTGCGGGGCTGCCAAGTATAACAATACAAACTGATAGTTGGTTTTCTATGAAGAATCAAAAAGTGCCACAAATTGTATTGACTAATTTTTATCAAGAAACTGAAATCGCTAACATGAACCCTGCTGCCACGATTGCAGCGACAACAAATACTGGTTATGTCGTGGTTCATTTGCTAACACCAACTGACGAACAGATGTGGAAGTTATTGAAAATAATAAGAGAGCAAGTGCTTGTCAATGCTAATAACGGAAGTGCTAACCCAGAATGGGGCGGTTATGGATATAAATTCATTAAAATATCCGATGTTGTCAATGTCGCTGAACCCATACAAGTCAAGGACAAGGAGGCTTTCTTTGGTAAAGGGTTTGAAGGCAACACCATAGGCGGTGTGCGAACTGACATAGAACTGACTATATTATGGGATAATGCTTAATAACTATTCATGGGTTTGGAACAAACATGGCTAAGAAAGCGAAAGCGGAAGAGAAAGCGGAAGTAAAGGTTGAAGAGAAAGTTGTTGAAGAAAAGAAAGCAACCAAGCCAACCAAAAAGGCCGAACCTAAGATTCTAAATGAATGTCCTTCACCCCTTGATTATGCAACTCCAACAGAGGAATATATCAAACTGGCTTACGGTTTTTACAGAGGCCGAGAACCTACACAGGATGAAATGTCTTTTTACAAATCAAAACTTGACTCGGAAGGACAACCAAGAATCATTTTGACAAAACTTGCTGATGAATGAGGCGGGCGTTAATGCCCTTCAAAGATGCTGATAAACGCAGAGAATATCAGCGAAATTATCACAAGAAATGGTATCAAAGTAATGCTGATAAAAGGAGAGCGCAGGTTAGACTGCGACGAAAGCAAACAAGAGAAAAACTCCAGAAGATAAAAGCGGAGGGGTCTTGTGTTGTGTGTGGCCTATCGGGTCAAATAGCAACATGGGCTTTAGATTATCATCATATTAACCACGATGACAAGGTTGCATCAATTTCTTATCTTGTTGGTAACGGCTACTCTTGGAAGAGAATAGAAAAAGAGATTGCTAAGTGTCAATTAATATGTTCTAATTGTCACCGTATAAAACATTACAAAGAGCATTTGGCGGGCAAAAAGCATAATGAAAAAATCGAAGGCAGGGCTGATAAAACCCGCCAAGAAAGAAAAAGAAGAAAGCGGCATGAGCGTAAGAAATACATGGATGCTAAACTAAGAGAAATGCGAGAGGAAGAATGATGAAGTGCATTCGCCCTTTGGTTCACAATCCACAGTTTGAAGGCAAGCATAAGTGTAAGGCATGTATGCGTGAGGCGATTGAAGAATATCGTCAGGGCTTAATCACTTCTAATAAACATTATATGCGGTAGGTTTATATAGGACTGACCCATAGGATAGTTTGAGAGGCAAGGATTACTCAACACCAAACGAGCAATACCTTATGCAAAAGAACCGTTAGAATCGGCCTACAAATCTCTCACACCTAATATAGGTGGGTTATACAAGACCCTCTCATGAGTATGAGAGCAGGTAGTGTAAAACATGCCGAGTATGAAATAATAGAATACATAACACAGAACATAGACTTGAGCGCACTTTATGCTCAAATGGCAGTTGATGTGCATTCTAAGAAGCGTTTTGATACTGCGGCTGAAAACTTAGTAAAGCACCTTGACAAAATGGCTGCTACAAGGCGTAAGAGCCTACCCAAGAGTCACCCTGACAAGGAGGATTGAGTATGCCTTGTCCTAACTGCGGAGGAAGTTTGAGTATGGTGAATCCAGTTGTTTCAACATCAAAGGATAGAGATTATGATTATGAGTCAGCAGTATGTGTTGGCAAGGTCAAGAAACAAGGCTACCGACGCTTGAAGATGAAAGATGGGGATAAATACCCAGTTAGTAGGTATTGCATTGTGTATCATAAAGATGGAAAACCCTGCGGTTGGAGTTTTGGTCGCCGAAAGCGAATAGAAAGACCGTTGAAGATGAGCGAGGACATTTCCTTAACCGCCACCGGAGGTAGCACACCTACCCCATTAAGGAAAAGCCTCACATTGTCTAATTACAGAGTTAGTTAATATCCGTATCGCATAACAATCATCTATGGGGCGGAGAAATCTAAAAGCCGTTGGGTTATTTGACGGGTTGGCTAACACGCCTAATCCGTCTTTAATATCCGATTCTTTTAACAATATGTCTTTAAATTATACGGATAGTTCAATACTTTCATTATCTCCTACAAACAGTCACCTTTTGCCAATTAACCCAAGTAGTCTAACAACTCCTGATGCTGCAAATGCGAAAAAAGGAGGGTTCAGTTTTTGGATTAAGATTCAACATGAGGTTGCTTTTCATTCAACTACGGCAGGTATCATAGGTATAAATCGTAATGTGGGTGGCAGTTATCTAAACCCATTTCCAGCAGTAAATTTGAATTTATTTAATGACAACGGAGTTTCAAGACTTCAATTACAAGTTTTGGCAACAAATGGAACGCTAAATACTTACAATGCGAATGTGACTTTGACAGTAGGACAATGGCATAATGCAACTGTTGTATTTGATGTGGTTGGTGGCGGTGACACTATTTCTCTGTATCAAGATGCTGCGCTCGCTACTGTTGCCACATTATCGTATAACGCTGATGTATATGCTAACGACAATTACTACATCATAGGGATGACGGCTTCATCTTTTATTACAAATCCTGATGGTACACTTGCACCCATATTCACCCCGCTCAAATATGCTTTAATAAATCACTTTCTTTTTTATGCCGGAACTGCAATTAATCACACTGTTATGTTTGGTCCTTCGCCTTCTATACCAAATCCTTACTACCCCGCAATAACCGATGCAGGTTTTTTGGCATTGTACCTAACGAGAGCGAATCAAACTATTGACAGTAATAGACTTTCAACATACATGAAAGCAACTACAATATCGGACTCAATAGATTTTGTAGCAACAAACATTAGTCCTATCCATCCGTCAGGAAGATATGTTGTCTATGATTTTATTAAGAAAAAAGGAACATATAACATGGTAGGGAATCAATACTCAAGAAGCGTTGAGCGGTTTCATACATGGGCTGATACCACTAATGGGCTTGAAACCAGTTGGGGAATGCCTCAAACAATTAGGGCTTTTTCTCAAGCGGTTACGAATGGAATGTTCATGCGCCCCGCATATTTACCATTTCAAAGAGGCGTTGGTCTTGATGTACCTTTAACTTCTATGTCCGGTGCTATAAATAAGAAACTTGCCCCGTTGTCTAATGTAAAACCATTGACGGCAAGTTATGTCAATGACTGGCCTAATGCCCCATCAGTCTTTGGTGGAAGTGGGTCTTTGTATCGAAAGGCACATGAGAACACCTACCCAACACAGACAATAGGAACTATCACCGTCAATAATTACAAAGCGGTAGCCCCAACAAAAGGTTATTTCACCCCATCTTTTAGTTAAATAGGCGGTATCTTTATATAGGACTGGCCTAATGGCTAATCATGAACGGAACACCGAACACCCCCGAACAGAAACTTGCCCGACAAATTATTGCACATCAAATCATGGCGGAGAATGCGTCATGTAGTGCAGGTGCAGGTGGCTACAAATCACCAGAAAACCCTCATGGTGAATGCCCTAAGAAACACCGAGCAATTAATGTTGAAATGAACTTTTTAATTAATGAGTATGAAGCAACTTATGGTGCATGGACTTGTGACAAAATGGAACAGGCTTTTACTGCTTATGACTTACAAAGAAAGGCTATTAAAAAAGAAACAATGAGAATGATGGAACGAATGTCTTATGTTTGAGCCTTAATTACTTAAATAGGTGGCAGGTTCACCAAAATACATGACAGAGGCGAAGCGAATACTAATTGCATCGGAATCACCACTACTAACTACTTCATCTTCACAACAAACCAGACGACTTGCCCGACACTTGGCAAGTCAAGGCCACGAAGTCTTTTGCATGGCGTTTAATCATCAAGGACAGGACTTCTTTCACCCCGAAGGGTGGATTATGACCGCAGGTGGCTCTAACTTCGGTGCTACGCCGTTAAACGGTGTTAGTGGTGTAACAGTTATGGATAGAGAACTCAATCGGATTCAACCAAATGTAGTTTACACAGACCTCCCTCTTTGGGCGGTTGGTTCTTTAGTCAAAGCGTGTAACCAGTTCAAGATACCTCTTGTATCTTATATTACACAGAGAGGGCTTCCAATATCAAGAAAGTACATTGAACTTCTATCTATGATTCATACTCCGGTGTTTCAAACACATGCTCTTTACGCAGGGTTTGAGGATTTGGTGAAAAGGTATAACTCCAAAGGAACGGCAGTCATACAGGAACAAAGAACACCGTTTTTAGATAGGTTTGCGGAAGAAGCGATAGCAACCATACCATTCACGCCTGACACAAGATTTACTACACTTGAAGATGAGCAAGTTAAACAAATTAAAGAAACTATGGGATTACCTAATTGGGATTATACATTCATAACAGTTGGTAGGAATCAAAACCATAGACAATATCCGAGATTGCTTGAGGCTTTTAGAGAGTTAGTTTTTGAAAGCGGCAAAGGAGAAAGTAACTACGGTTTAATCATTCATTCGGGCGACCCTCAAGATACTGGCGGTCAAGGATTTAATCTAGTATCATTGGTTGAGCAAATGGGATTAGCAAAGCATATAGCATTCTCCGACCAGTCATGTAATTTAGTCGAAGGTTTATCGGTTGATGATATGGTCAAGTTGTATAATATAGCCGATTGTTTTGTGAGTTCATCAAGTGCATTTTCAAAAGAAACAACCCTGAAAGAAGCGTTAGCGTGTGGGCTACCAGTTATTGTACCCGATAGCCACATAAGTACAAAACACAAAAAATTAACCAAAGTAAAAATTGCTACACAAATTTTAGGGCGTGATGAAGTTGTGTATAACATAGTTGATGAGTCGGCTTTGAAAAATGCTATGGCTAAGATTATTACAAGCGGTAAGAAATCAAACAATAATAACGAGGAAAAGGATATTATGTGCGAGGCTTTGGAAGAAGTATTGTTAAATGCCATAGACGCTCCCCATCCTAACGGCAATAATTCGGTGATACCACAATGACGAGAAAAAGGTTCAAACCAAAGGGTGAAAAGAAGCCCAAGAAAGTTAAACAAGACCGTTCTAACTACGCTAAGTTAGACCATGAGTATGACCCTTTGACCGGAGAACTAAAGGAAGAGGAAATGGATTTAAGCGGAACAATTTGTCCTCATAGGTGTGAGTATCATGATGAGCCTTGTGTTGTTGTAATGGAATACAAAGATAAAAGAGTTCAAAAAATGGTTGAAACATTGTCATCAATAACCGGCACTGATGCACATACCAAAGAGTCAATCCACTACTGCGAATTGTGTCAATTGGCAAATAGACAAAATGGAAATCCGGCGACATATTATAGAAATCCAGAGAACGGAGTTATTTATCAAGATAAGCCAAGAAAACTATCTTACAAACTATGGCTCAAGAAACAAGGGAAAACGGTTTAGAACCGCTAATGCAAACGAAATGTTATGCCAACCACTTTAACCGACCTGACTCCGCCGGTTGGAACAAGAGCGGGATTGCCTTTTACGGTTGTGTGGTCGGATAATGATGCCAATTTATACACTGGAACGGCTGACACAGGCAACCCAATGCAAAACTTGGCTACTTCAAGTATATGGCAAGCCGATTCTCAAGCAACATCAACTAACAAACCAATAGTTGTGGGCGGGGCTAATTATGATTCAACCGCACTTGGCGACGACTTCATATCTTTGTCGAGTGGTAATGTTTGTTTTCAAGGACAACTTCTTAACATTGGTTCACCAGTTCTTAACTTTGGAACAGGTGATTTAGAGTATGCTCAAATGATGTTACACACCGTAAATGGTAGGAGTGTATCTAAAAGAACTCAACCAGTAGGAACTGCTTTGACATTCACTAAAGCGGGGAGATACAATGTTGCTCATAATGAACAATATACCGGAGGGGTTTATGGAAAAGGCCGACCTGCTAATCATACTTGGCATAGATTCAGTGCTGAACACGATGGGTCGCAAAGCATGACGCATGACAACGGCTTACTTGAGGCACATGATGTATATGCGGGGAGATACAATGCACCCGTAACTGATACAGACGACCCTCTAAAAACTGGAATGGGTATAGTTTATGATTCAAAAATATGTTTACCCAGTAATGGCATGGGTGCAACTTATGGAGATAATCACAATATCAAATATGGAGTTTCAATTAACTCAAGTCCGGTCATGACGCATTATTCAGGCGAACCAATTTTACCATCGCAACTCCCCGCTATGGAGGACTCCTACACAATGTCAGCACACTGGGCTATCAATGTTCAATCACTACAACCTATTCCAATACATAGCGGTTCTAATAGTGGTAATTACAAACCCATTTCTCAACCCGATGGATTAGGCGGCCAAACAACTTCATCTATGCCCCAAGAACCAATACCTTTCAATGAAACAATACAATACATTGGAACTAATGATTTTCTTAGCGATTCAAACAATACTCCTGCCGATGCTGGCGAAATGCTTTGGCGACCACTTGGCCGACCCGATTTAGGCAACCTATGTGTCATGGACTCATGTGGTTTGATAGGATATGAAGGAATCTTTACGGCAACTGCTTTTATGTCCGTATCGGAAGATGCACAGTCGGGTTGGTCGGATGACGATTTAGGAACTTTTGCAGGTATAAATATTCAAGTTCATTCTGGAACTTCGCCAAGAAGGAACAGTAAAGCCTATCGAACTCAATCACTAGCCGATAGAGCGTACAGATATGGTACAGACGGTGCTTATATCACACCAATTACAGAGGCCATGACTACCACTGGAAATCGTGATTCTATTAAGAGTGCAAGTTATTATGAATCGAATGATACTAGAAGTGATAATGCTAGTAAATTTGCACTTGGAAGAAGTACAAGATGGGTAAGTGGTTCAACTCCAATAACACTAGACACTTCACAAACTCCACCAACAGACGGAACAACCCAACAATTAGTTAAGCCAGTGGGATATATTCTCGGAGATAACGGACATTTGAATGGAGGAAACTATACAAAGACCAGTAGTTTGAGTCAGGACTTTATGAAAAACATGATACCGACTAAAATACAAATTGTTCCTGCATTAGTTAATTATCAAGAAGTCACCGTTGAAAAAGGAAATTCACACCCTCAACCGAATACAAATTCAAAATTCAATAAACCATTAGTTGATTATCATGTGTTAGTTAGTCTTGCACCAAGAACCAGATTGTCAGCATCAGCATCAGCATCAAATTCAAAATTGGGAGTACCAAAAGAAAGAAATGCACCGGAAGCAAGAACAAGTGTCAATCTAAATTTAAAAGATGAGGGGTGTTATATCTATCATGCCATATTTAGACTAAACCCTGACTTAGAGCGCATTTATGTTGATGGTGCAGATGTAGCAAAAATAAATTCAACAAATGATAGTTATTGTGTCAATAGTGTTATGCCAAGACAATTCAACCTAATTCAACTAACGCCATTCAAACCGCTCGCCAGTGCGGGCTTTGCCGAAGTGCCTTTGTTATCGAGCGCAATAGAGGCAGGTGGCTTCTATCAACAAGGGGGTATTTCCCATCATTGGTCGGCTGATGTTTTTAATGACGAATTATTTGTTGCCACCGATGTTATTGAAATGGCACATCTAAATTCACAAATCTATGGAACAGGACAAATCAAAGCGGGCGGAGGGGCTGCCGGTGCTGCTGCAATTCCTGACGGACCGGAGATGGTGATTTTCAAATACTCCCCATTCAAAGACCCGTTTTATACAACAAAAATGTCCGTTGAAGGAGTTTTGGATAAATGGTATTTAGGGAAGTCATTGATAGGTGATGTGAACTTCATCAAAAAAATTAATTCCAATCAATCATATGACCTTGCTCATTCGCATGGTTACGATAAAGACAAAATTAGACGAGTACAACAACCTGCCGCATGTTGGAGCGTACATGAATGGGTATTCCCACAGATAGAGGCTATGCGCTATCTTGGTGTCGAAAATAAGGCTTTTATGAAGCATCCAAGACATTCTCTAAACACTAACAACCAACCAATGAAACACCCGACTCTTCATGTTGGAGATTTTCAAATTATGGAAGATGGAAGAATGAAGATATTGGCTATTCATCGTGATAGGATTGACACCACTTTAGATTACCCTTCACCCTTAATCGGCTATCCGCCTCAACCAGATATTGCTCAAAATGGCCGTTGCCCTGCGGGGTATTATTATCACAACGGGGTATGTAAGCCAATAATTTCATCAAGAAATACAATACCTGCCGACACAAGCACTACACATTTTGACCCGATTCTTGGTGTTGAAATTACAACAAGTGGACCACCTTTGCCCGATATAGCAACGGGTACACATTATGTAGGGGGCTTGTCAAATTTTTCAGGACTTCCAACATGGAATTTCATGTTAGGTGACACTTATGCTCGCAGTCTTGTGTTATTATTTAATAACAAAAAAGCAAGAAAGGTTGAAGGCTCTAAATTATTTAGTTTCACAAGAGATGGTAAAAATATAACTTTGGACTTTAAACCAACACTAAGATATGAGTTACAATCAAACCCATACATTTTTGATGTTGAAACCGAAGATGGAAATTCATATCACAATTGGAAGCGTGATGTTGGTTTTTGGTCGGGTTCACAGTTGGCATATTGGTTTCAAGAGAGCGGTCAAAAAGCAATACCAATTACTTACGGTTCTTATCCAGAGTGTCGTATGTCTTATCCAAATTTTGCCAAGTGTTTACCACACTTACAGTTAGAAGATTTTTTGTTGTATAGACAATCCACATCTTCACCTTCAACCTTGATGACTCAATTATTTACTGATGCAAATATTGATGTTGAAAAAGATGAAGATAAGATGTTTTATGTTGATGCAAAATTGACAAGACCAGTTAGCGGTTATCCATTTTATCAACCGACAATTAACTTTTCTATGATGAATCCAATAACGGGTGATACATATCAAGCGTATGATATTCTCCGTCATTGGGATAATTTAAATGCAGTCTATAAGCACTTATTCCAAACACATTACAATCCTACTACAATTGGGTTTGCTGACTTTGGCGCAGGTGCTAATCCACATCAAGAATTGGGTTGGGCGGGATGGTCTTTCAAACAAGGATTATATGATACAACAGTTAGTAACGGGCTTCAATTTTATTCAAATCAACCTCAAGCAGTTGGGGTTCAAGGGCTTCACATTGGAACTCAATCAACTGGGTTATGGAAAAACTTCTATGCAAACGATGTAAGCGACGAGGGGGCAACTCTTAGTCAATTTACAGGTGGTATGATTGGTATTTCACATCACGGACCGTTGCATTATGGTATAATGTCATCCGACCATCCTTTCAAACCTGACAGGGTATGGAAGCAAGTCAATGCGGGTCTTGGTTATGAGATACCATTAGAATTACTAATACCTGAAAAAATACAGGTTAGAGCAAGAGCGAAGGCCAAGAATAGTTTAGACCTTGAATTACATTTACCGTTGCATAGATACAACTTAGAAAACAATCCTTTGATTGGAAGAATAAAAGGACAGACACCGACTAATTTTGCTCAATCTTCAATGTCACCTTATATTGCTCAACCATATCTTAGAACTAATCTTTGGAATATGGAATCCACATTGTCATCAATTGAAATAGGACAGGCGGAATTAAACGCCAATGCAAGAATACTTGGCAAGCCAAGAAAGACGGGTGGAACAAACTTGTTACAACCCACTTTCTCAGAATTTTGGAAAGACCACCCAACAGAGTTTTTCCATGCAGGGGCTATTCCCATCAATACAGGAACAGACTATGATGCTCTCCATGTAGCAAATGAAAGATATTCTCCGGCATTACTTGGGAATATTGATTCTATGAACAAGCACGATTACATAGCAACGGCAGAACAATTGCAGTCATCGGTTGATGTTCACCTATCTAACTCAATAAGGGCAGTGTGGGATAGTGGAGGCATTGTGAGTGCAAGGGGAAGTGGTTATGAAGATACTTCAATGACTGTATATACACCATTTGAAAGAAGTCAAAATTCAAATCTTGGAGTTCCTACACATAATCAATCAACCGCAGGTGCTAATACAAACTTAGACGATGGTTACGGCTTGGGTATGGGTCAAAGAATTGTGAGAACTCCAGATGGAACATTACATACATTTAGTTTAGACCGTTCAGCAAAATCAGCAACAGATAACATACCAGTATGGACTCATTATTCTAAACCCGCTCATTCGGACTTGTTTTGGAATAGGAAGTCAGTCAAGGTCACTAATAATCAAATCCACGATGGAAAAGATGAAGTCGGACCACATTTGAAGGTGATTGTCGGTGGCACACCAACAAATTACAGACAACATGGTTCGGCATTTGCTTCCGATAGCAACGGAACAATACATGCAATTGTTGAAATTAAAAAACCAGATGGTCAGCATGTTTTGTATTATACATACGCTAAGAGGGATTTAGTTACTACCCAACCGGAGTTAGTGTATTCTTGGGATTGGTCGGCTCACACGCCAGTTTTGGTTGGGGGGTCAAACAATTGGGATTTGAGAGAACCAAGTTTAGTTTGTGACTCCAAAAATAGGTTGCATTTAGTGTGCAGAGTTGTTGAGCGTGATTATGGCGCAATACCGGCAGGGAGTCAAATTCTTTACACATTAAAATTAGAAAATGAAACATCATGGCCTTTGTTGGCTTCGGGCAACGGTTCAACCGGCGGTTCAAGTTTTCAACAAAATAAAACTTGGCAAGTTGTTTCAAGACGACCCGTTAATGATGCACAGGTAAGCACCATGACTATGACAAAAGGACATTATACATACGATTGTGATAAACCCAAAGTGTGTTTACAAGGTGATGACTTCCCCGTTGTATTTTATAGAGGGGCGAATTATAATCTCGGAAATAATTACAACTTTGCTACTGCTTATGGCAATTTGAGTCACACTTCAATTTATGCAAATTATGGAAAAGTCATTAAAGACTTAACACCATCGGGAAGGTTTGAATTTGATAGAGAAAACGCTACAATAATTTTAGGGGCAAATACGGATTTTGCAGGAAATCCTATAACTTACTATGATGCAGTCATTGACACAGATGATATTGCTTATGTTACTGGGTGGCAAAGCGGAGGCTCGGCGGAGTATTCATCATACATTGTATCTTGGAAAACAAAAGAAGATTGGTCTAAGAGATTTGTATCGGGTTCGGGAATGTCCTACATGAGTTTAGTTAATCAAAGCAGGGATGGTATATATGCCGGACTTAATTACCAATATAGATACATGACAACCACAATATCGGACAAAGATGAGTTGCACATGGTATTTGGTTTTACAATACCCCGAATCAATACAGGGAATCCAAGAGTATTTACTGGAACTGGAACACAAGCAACACAAGCCGGTACTGCTACACCGTTTCAATGGGTTGGAACTCCATCTAGCGCACAGTTAGAAGGCTTTGATGAAAATATAACGATGAGTTGGCCTGACGGTGGACTGAATGTAAGTATAGCGCATGGTGAACGGGTTCATTTTATGGAATTATTTATCCCAACAGTTGAGGTATCAAAACCAAGTGGTAGTTTTAGTTCTGTTGCCCGTGATGTAAATTTGAGATTTTTGTCTGTGCCATCTATGGCTTACGATTCAAGGACTGGAAAATACTCGCCCGCATCATCGGCTCAAACTATGGCAGGGCATGAGGACTTTACTCATTCCTCTCCACAGTTGAGGTATCAAAAGTTTCACGGACACAATGCCGGAGAAATAGATTTACGATGGACTACTAACGAATTGTCTTGGTATTCAACCCCGCACTTTGGAAGTAAGTTGTATTATCCGTTTGTTGGCGGTGCTACAATGTCAATCGGTGAGAATACAAATACAGGTGAAGGCATAGCCGGTTGGCCTTGATGTTATCGTGGTCAATAGCCTCCAATGGAAGTTAGGGTAGCAATTTTTTACCTGACTGTATTTAAACTCTTGATAATAAATATATGAGATAGTATTATATAGGGGCGACTGCTACGATTAAACAGAGGGAACAGAAATGAGCCAAGACGAATACGAATATGACGAATATGTAGGACACAAGCAAGATTACTTAGATGACATTTACAACACTACTGCGGAAAATGTAGCAGCAAGTGATGCGGATAGAGAATTAAGAGAGGTTCTTTACCTTCAATCCGATATTGAAAATGCAAATATAACTACTGCAACTGGAAGAAAAATAAACACCCACAGAGTCGTGGCAAGACTATGCCACAGACTAACAAATTAAATAGGTGGATAATTTAGTATAGGATATGTCGGTAGTCCGTATTAATATACCAAGTAAGGCAAAACTGCCTGACAAATGGGATGAGATACGCCCCGACTTCCCAATGCCGACACCGAGAAAGTATCAAGATGATGCCCTCTCTGTAATGTATTGGGCTTTACAAAACGACGATTTTGATAACATTGTTCTTCAAGCCCCGACAGGAATTGGTAAATCGGCAGTTGCCATGACAATACAGAATCAGTTTCAATCAGCATATCTAATGACTCCTTCACTTGGTCTAATAGACCAATACAAAGCCGACTACGGACATAAACTGGAAGAGGTTAGAGGAAGAGATAACTTCCCTTGTTGGGTACGAACAGGAACGGCTAAGTCAGCCCCTTGTTGGACTAAAGCCGGTTCATGTCGCCATGCGAAGCGTGATGTGGAAGAACCATGCCCTTACTACGAACAAAGGTGGGCGGCAGAGGATGCACGCCTGACTCTTAGCAACCCTGCGTATATGTTTAGAGCAATAAAAGGAAGAACCAAGTTCGACCAACGGGATTTTGCTATTATTGATGAAGCACATGACATGGAGGGTTTCATGAATGATTTACTGGAAGTTAGATTGTCGGAGAAAGAATGGCATAGGATATTTGGCGCAGGTCAAAAATTTCCTTCACACTTCACGCCTCAAGACTGGAAGGTTGAGATAGGGGATAGAATAAAGGTAGCCCGTAAAGTATTGTCCGATGCCGAAGATGATTTAGGCTTGACAGTAAACGAGAAAGAAGTTGAAAAGATAAGAGAAGCAGTTAGCAAAATAGAAACTGCGTTTGACATTTTACTCAAACCAAACAATGTGCATATTTCATTTGATAACTCCAAATACGGCACATATCTTTGTTTGAAACCAATTAGAGTTAGAGATTATGCGTCAGAGATTTTGGAAATGGTAGCCAAAAAGAGAATTTTCCTATCGGCTACAATACTTGACATTGATACATTTCTTCACGGATTAGGATTAGATGCTCAAAAGACTCTGTATATCAATATCACAAAGTCACCATTCCCAAGTGAAAATTTCAATGTCTATTATGCGCCATGTGGCTCTATGTCATGGGCTAAAAGAAAACACACCCTGCCAAGACAGGTGAATGCAATAGATGCTATCATGAACAAATTTCCTCACAAGAGGGGGGTTATTCTTCCTCATAGCCATGCGATAAGAAAAGAGTTAGTCAAAGGACTGACAGAGCGAGGTCACGGTGATAGAATAATAACACATGATGGAAATGCGAGAGCAAGAGAATCAGCGTTAGAAGAATTTTTCACTAATGACAAAGATGATTTGGTGTTAATATCAACTTATGTAACTCAAGGCTTTGACTTCAAAGGAAAACTGGCGGAATGGCTTGTGATATGTAAAGTACCATACCTACCCACCAATGATGCGGTTATAGCAGAGCGCATGATGCAAGATGAGTTAGCGTGGAGGAAGGTGCATGAAGATACTCCGTCATGTCCGTATCAGCCTCCGAGTAAGTATAGTGGTGATTTATGCGGTGCAGGTTTCACTTGTAATGCCCCTTGTCAAAAATGGTATCAACTTCAAACGGCTTTGTCAATTGTTCAAGGTGCAGGTAGGGTAGTAAGAACTCCTGACGATGTAGGACACTTGTTCATCTTAGACGGTGGGTGGCAAAGGTTTGCTCGCAATAACGGTCATTTGTTGCCAACATGGTTTAGGGGCAATATACAGGAATGTCCTAACTGGCTGAAAAGACAAATAAAATAGGACAACTGTTATATAGGTCAGCCAATTAGGGGTGTATATGACGAACCCGATAAAGTTTAAGATGCCGGAAGGCGATAGCCCGATGAAGTTCATTAGCAAAGCCATGTTTTACATGGCACTTGTTGATTGTAGCATACCTGATGAAGATAGCGCAGTTGAGTTGGCGAAAGCAAATCACCGACAGATGCCAATTGTAGTAATAGGAGGAATTTGTAATGTCGAATGAATTAGTGTTAAAAATTAGAATAGAAACCGAAGAGTACATCTTTGAAGAATACATGGAGGCTTGAGTATGAATATTTTTTACACCAACCACGACCCACGACTGGCGGCTTTAGATTTAGCCGACCCTCACATTGTCAAAATGCCAAGTGAAGCAACTCAAATGATTGTTCAAAGTCTTAGAGATAATGGATGCCCCCAAGAATTGCTACCGTTGGCTCAATCAACCGGAGAACCACATAAAGGCGGTTATCCCAACCACCCTGCGACAAAGTGGACTATGCAAACAAGAAATAACTTCAACTGGGTCTTGGAATGGGGATTGGCATTGTGTAAAGAGTTTAAATCCAGATTTGGTAAAGAACATTATTGCTATAATGGTTTGATGATGATTGACTCTCAAAAACTAAGACGATATATCAAACGAGGTAAAATATCAAAACCACCACGATGTTTCAAGGGTCATGATGACTTAAGAGATTCTAAGATTTGGAAATGTGGCGTTGAGGCTAACAGAGAATATTACATTAGAGATAAAAACCGACCCACTATTGGTTGGAATAAGAACAGAGCAAAACCTGAATGGTGGCGTAACGATGAATGATTCAATAAGTAAAATAGCAATAGATGCTATCACAATAATACATCATTTGGGTCAAGAAGATTTGGCTAAGATATTATTAGATAGATACGATAAGGTGATTAAAAATGAATGAACAAGACATAGAGGACAGGATAGGAGGTTTAATCTTCATACTACTTTTCCCGATACTGGGTTTTTTTGTAACAGGAAGTCTTGAAGGTGCTTGGCAAGGGTTTTTACTTATGTTTGTGGTTATAATTTTTGGAATAATTGCATATATATGCATCTTTGTTGTTTTTTTACCAATCATAATTCCATTTGTTGCTATATCCAGTTTTAGAGATAAAAAAAGAAGCCAAAAATTTATTGAAGATGCGGAGAGGAAACACTTAGAATGGAAGCGAGAATACGAGGAACTTGAAGAAGCAAAAACCAATCTTACAAAATTACACCTTGCTGATGAAATAGACTTAGAAGAATATGAAAAGCGTTTGATTGCCTTATTTAAGTCAAGTGATTCAATGCGTTACTCACAAGTCGTTACCAATGAATATGGAGAAAAAGTCATTGAAACTGGGATTAAAAAGAGAGATGTGGATATAGAAATTTTCCGTGTAAAAATGGCGAAGGAACATGATAAAGAAAGGGCGGCTTTGGCGAGTTTAAACCTTGATGAAGAAGAACTCATTGAGCAAACCGTTTTACTTTTCATGAAACACATGGAAGAAATACAGACAAGGTTTGATGACCTTCCAAAGATAAATTATAGTGAGAAGTACGAGTTGATAATGTGAAATGCCCCAAATGCAAAGGTGGAACTGTTAGAGGTTTTTCACTTGGCGATAAAATTCAGATAAAATGTCGTCGGTGTAATTTTATTTGGGATAAGAATCTAAGTTGGTGGAAAAATAGGCGGTAGTCTTATATAGGGGTGGCCTCCCATCTTGTAACATGGACAGAAAACAAGGAGCAGTTAGAAGATTAGTAGTAGGTGACACAGTTTATGCGTGGAATGCAGAGAAAGGGAAAATTATGTATTGTTTAACAGGCATGAGAAATGAAGGTAAATCTTTCACCACACCCACTGACACTTCGACCATCGGTAAAAGAGGCGAGGGTAAATCGTTTATGCCTAAAATGGTTAATAACGATAACCAGTAACCATACAATATGTCCGATGCTATTGAGAGGTATAACAGGATTGTTAGGAAGCCGGAAGACGGCTTTTCCTACATACTACCTCCCGATGAAATGAAGCAGGACATAGAGGAAATAGGTCAAGACCACAGAATACCAAGAACTGCTATTGCCAGATGGGTTTCAAGAACCTACGCTGAAACTGTAACACATGAACTCCAAGAGAATGAAAAACTATCAACCCCAATAGCCCAATCTGTAAGTGAAAAAGAAATGATGGAGCGGCCAATTCATTATCCGAGCGATTTTGGTTTATCTTTGATACCATTTCCTTCCGATATAGGCGGTAATTATCTTCAAGACAGGATAGAAACAGTTTGCTACACAAGTTTAGCCGTGCCAAGACCATTTGACCCCCAAATATTCGCTTCGGGCGTTGGAGGGGGAGGTAACATAGGTAGCGGTGATGTTGCAGGTATGGGGTTTCACGCCTATTCATCTTCACCAATTGGCGACATAAATGACTTGACAACCAGAAGAGGCGGTGGGTCAAGGGGTGGATTTGCTTTTACTACAACTCCATTTTCAAACGGTGAACCTTCCTCTGTTCAAGATGGAGGCTTAGAATTTGATTTGGGGGATTTAGGCTTTACAAACGGCGGGTGGAATCCCGAAGGACTGAAATATCAATTTAGGCCGAAGTCACTTAGACTCGGCGGGTTGAGAAATGGTTGGAAACACAGAGTATTTTTTGCACGGTCAAGGCAAGTATTGTATCGTAATATCTATGGTCAAATATCGGAAGATGAAGGAATACCAAATTGCCCTATGGTTGTAGTTAATGGCTTAGGGTTATTGAAGGGCATAACTTCAATATCATGCTCGGAAGGATTGAATACACCACGCAGTATGAACATTTCAATTTCAAGCATTCAAGGAAGGAGGGAAGGAATTGTCAATGTCGGAGATACAGTTCAAGTTTATCTTTCACCGAATAATTGGGCTAATCCACCTTTGATTTACACAGGTTATGTATCGGATATACAAGAAACGGCAAGGTCAATCACCCTGACCTGCTTAGATACATTGGGCTACTTATCGAATGAAATAGTTCAATCCAGTAAACTTATTTCAACAAGTGATGGTTTAGCGATACTAAAAAACCTGATAGCGGGTTCTTCCGTTCCTATTCCAATTGATAGCATAATTGTTGAATCAAATGTAGTTGTTCCTAACTCCTTGAGCGTAGCAAATAAAACAATTCTAAGTGCATGTCAATCAGTTTTACAATTCATGAACTCCGCACCAAAAATACATTCTTTGAGGGCAGAGAAAACTGGACTTATCAACATTAGGATATTACAAGATTTGGCGGATAGCAATTTACAACCTCTAAGGGGTGGAGAATTAACGGCTACCGGAAGAACAAGTAAGCCTTTGGATTTTTACCCAACTTATGTTGAGCAAGATAAAGGAGATTTGGATTTTTTCAATGTTGTAGTTGTGATGAATGAAACTGCCGGAATAAACTTCACTTATCCGAACATTGGTAGCGTACAATATCCAACAAGACCCGTTCAAAAAATATTTACTGAATCTTCAATAACGAATAATATTCAAGCGGAGAGGTTTGCCAAACTAATGTTATCAAACATAGGTAGGGCAAAGGTTAGATATTCAGTTGATGGAATACCTTCAACATTCGATATTAGAGTTGGTGACGCTATGGAATTTGCCACGACTGGAATATCAGGAATACATAGAATCATGGGTGTGTCGTGGAATATGACTGTTGATAGCCCACCTTCAATGACACTAAATGTGGGAAGAGAATCACCTGATTTGACTAAGACTTTGCAGTTAGCGTTGGAATTATCTAACTAATAGGCGATATACTTATATAGGGGTGGTCACTACCATTGTTTGTAGCCGACACATGAAACGACTGCAATACCGGACCACAACCTACGAATCCACCCTCGACGGGGGGAATGGGCGGAGGCTCTGTACGGAAAGGAAAGTGTGTCAAAAAAGTCCTTGCCCCCGACAGTTAAGGCTCTCGCTCGGTTGAGCGGCAGATGGTGAGATAGAACGGGCGGGCAAGGCACATCTTTTTCAATATTAATGATTACAATTAATTGGTGTTTTTGTCGCCAAGTGTTTTTCTTGCATATAGTTTTGAAAGACCTTGACGGTTCAAACCCTGCAATTGTCTGATTCTTTAACCCCCCTACGGGGGGTTATCCTAATTATTCATACTACAACACATACTAACACACACACATAACAGATAACATATATGTATAAACTAAAGAGAATGGTTTGAAGGATTAATTCATAATGGTGGGTATGCACCTTGACAGATATGGCGACTGACCTTGAAGTAAAACAATCCCCCGAATCTTCAACCGTATTTGAGTTTGAATCGGGCGACATAAGCATATCTTTGACCTTCCTTACATCAACAAAGGGCAGGATGGAGTTTGCAGTCGAGATAGATGAAAAGCCACAGGGCAAGGTAAATGTCCTATCCCAACATTCAATTGCTCGACTTGCTAAGAGCGCAGGTATTGTTGATTCTAAAGATTTTACAGATGACTTCCTGCAAGCCGGAACTATACTTCGGGATGGAAAATATACTCCTGCACCAATGAAAGATAAAATTCAAGTCGAAACTGAAACATTTGAAGGTGAAGAAAGCACCTACGGGTCTATTGATGAGAATACCATTAGTAATTTTTTGGGAGAAAGACATTTGCTCGATAAGGTAAATTCAATCCTCCACGAATCAAGAGAAACACCGTTTGTTGGTGATGATGCAAACCTCATGCTAACCTTCCTTGTTTTCTTGTCTTGTAAGACCGACAATCCACTTAATCTTGAAATGATAGGACAGTCGGCCAGTGGAAAAACATACATGACCCTGACGGCGAGAAACGGTTTTCCTAAGAGCATGATTATGGTTTTAGCGGGTGCATCGAAAGAGGCATTGAAGTACGACTACGATGAGATTGATGAGGAAGGTAACTTCATTGTTAATGTTGATGGGCGTTGCATTGTTGTCTTGGAAAAGGATGAATCATACGCTTTTATCAAAAAGATGAAACCGATTATGAGCGGTGACGATGATGAGTTAGTTTGGAAAACTCCAATCAAGAATGAGTTATCGGGTGAAATAGAAACAAAGGACTTCATCATTAGAGGAAGGCCATCATTTATCACCCTGACTACAAGAAATCCAAGCGAGGCTGAACAGATAACCCGTCAATTGATTATGACTCCCGATACCACAGTTGAGAAAGTTGATAATGTTGTTAAGAATGCTTTGATGCAAAAAGCAAGACCGGAGAAATTTACTATTCATCCAGATTTGAAACTACTACAAGCGTCTATGCTCGGACTAACTCAATACAAAGTTAGGAACATATTCGCCCCTCTAATGGCTGACTTCTTCCCTGCAAGAAATGCTCAACACCAAAGGGATATAGGCAAGGTATTGTCAATAATAGATGCAGTTACTTTGTTGCATCAAAACCAACGGCCAGTACAAAAAACAGATGACGAACAAGAATTTTTATTGTCATCAATTGAAGATAATGTCATTGGCCTACTTCTTTGTGACCTTGTTCTAAGAGCCAGTTTGTCGGGTGTACCTGACGGAACTTGGACTATATTTCAACAAATGAATGCTATGCAAGAAGCAAGGCGTTCTCTCACAGAGGACAACATACTACAATGGTTGAGTATTCACGCTTTTAGCACCACTAAGAATGCCTTGAAGGAAAAGCACCTGCCAACCTTAGAAGATGCAGGGTTGGTTGAAGTTAGTCGCAGAGGCGGCGGCAGAGGCGGCGGCAGAAAGACTTACAAAATTGTCAAATCCAAAGCAGGATTGATGGATGATTATGCACTTGCACCATTATTTGTTGAAGCAGCGAGAAACAAACTACCGGAGATAATAACCGAATACGATGATATTTTACAACAGGCAGTAAAAGCAAAAATACTTCATCCAATCAAAGGGTCGGATAAAGATAATCTAAAGTCAATCGGTTGTACTAAAGAACAATCAAGCGTTTGGCGGTCACTGTTCCTACCTGCCTATCTTAGACCTCAAGGCAAAAAGACATTGATAGATGAAGTAATTGGTGATTCAAAGCATAAAACGAATTTATTTTCAGGTTCAGCATGGTTTAGTGGTGAAAACATAGCCACCGACAAACTAAGCAAGCGTAGGGAAGTTATCGAGAATATTCAAACAAGTTCAAAGCAGATAGCACCCGAAGATGACGAACTATGGGAAGCCATGCTAAATGCTCAAATTGACGACATGGAAGATGAGGATTAAGATATTCATTCATATAGGTGTGGATAATAGGACAGAATACGAAGTGATAATATGGCGAAAAAAGCAACACTACCAAAAAGCGTAAAACAAAGACTGCAACCTTTCATTGACAAGGGCGTTCAAAACGGGATATTCAAAGATGAACAACCCGTCGCTCTAAAGTTTAAGAAAAAAGCACAGGAACTAAAAGATTCAATTGCTGACTTAGGCGGAATCAAGACTGCAAGCGCACAGAGATTTGTAGCGAATTGTATTATGTCCGACCTCTCATCAATGCTAAGGCAAAAATCCTATGTGGCTCACTTAGATATTTGGTCTTGTGAATCCAGAATACTAAGAAATGGCCGTGCTATGGCTAATGTATTTGGCTCTGTTGTAATTGAAGATGGAGATAGCACTATGTCACCGGCTCTTTTCAAGATGGGTCTATGGGATGAAGACGCTTCTTTGGCTGACGACATTGTTCAAAATGGAACATACAGTGCGCCAGTTTCATGTCGAAACCTTGACCTTGATATTCTTGACCTACGCCCTCTATCGGGTATGACAGTATTTGTTGAGGAAGAGTTTGATGGTCATGGTGACAAGGTTCAACTACTCCGTGATACTTACGATGTAACACCTATTGCTGAATTGGAAAATGATATATCCAGAAATAGAAATGACTACCGCATGGTGGAAGCAACCGTTTCTTATTCGGGTGTTCAACAGTCTAAAACAGGTAATACATTTGGTAAAATGTTGCTGAAAGACGAATCAACAATGACTATTGAAGCAATTGAGTCCGGTGAAAACCTATTACTCAATGCTCTTTGTTCATCTTCAACTGCTAATGCTTTTGGTAAATACTCCGAAGTATTGGCACTGATAACAACTTCAATGTCCGACCAATACGGGTTATCGGCTACAATAGAATGTGCAGTTGGAATTATTACAATCGCACCACCAAAACCTGAAACACCAAACACAGGTGACGATTCGGGCGACGATGCTTCTTCATACTTCAACAATGACACTGTTGAAACTATTGACCTTGACGACGACGACGATGACGACTCGGAAGAGGAAGTCAAGGAAGAAGTCAAGGAAGAAGTCAAGGAAGAACCTACTCAAGCGTCTAAGCCAAAAGGTACTACTGATGCCTCCAAGAAGCCGGAAGCGAAAGCCGATGGTGAATGGACTACTGGCGACGATGACGACTGGGATGACGACTGGGATTGATGAACCAGTTATCGGGCGTTGGTAGTTGCCTTCATCAAGGCGGGTATTTTTGTTTCTTTTGC